ATGTATGATAATCAGACTGTTGATACTGAAGACAATCAACGGGAGGCTATGAAGTCTGCCCGAAATTTTGGTCAAATGATGAGTAAGGGCGGACTCGGTGGAGCAAGCTCTTCTAAGTTAGGCGGCAAAAGAACTGGACAAGGTGGAATTTTTAAATGAAACTGATTACAGAGCATGTAGAAAATGTTGAGTATATTATCGAAGCTAAAGAAGGCGGCGGTAAGAACTATGTAATTGAAGGTATCTTTGCCCAAGCTGAACAAAAGAACCGAAATGGTAGAATTTATCCAAGAGCAATCTTGGAGCAAGCAGTTTCTAAGTATGACAAGGAGCAGGTGCAAACCCAACGTGCGGTAGGTGAATTGAATCACCCAGCAGGCCCTATCATTAACTTAGATAAAGTATCTCACCGCATCACCGAACTTAATTGGAACGGTAATGATGTGATGGGAAAGGCACTTATTCTTGACACACCTAATGGACAGATTGTTAAAGGTCTCTTAGATGGTGGAGTTAAGCTAGGTGTTTCAACTCGTGGTATGGGAACTCTTGAGCAAAAAGGTGGAGTGAATATGGTCGGTAAAGACTTTATTCTCAATACTGTGGACATCGTACAAGACCCATCTGCACCATCAGCTTTCGTTAATGGGATTATGGAAGGTGTAGAGTGGATTTGGAATAACGGTGTTTTAGAAGCCCAAGAACTTGAAAGAATTGAGACTGAAATTAATAATGCTTCTAAGTCTGATCGCTCTGCGGTTGAGATTCGGGAGTTTAAAAATTTCCTCTCTAAAATTAATCTTTAATAGGAGATAAACATGTCCGAACAGGAAATGGTAGACGACATTGAATCTGTTGAAGAGGTTATTGAGGAAGAAACTTCCGAGGTATCTGAGACAGAAGAAGTGTCTGAAGCAAACGCAGACGCTGCGGTCGATGGCGCAAAAGCTGCTGATGATGACGCTGCCAAAATTAAGGCATCTGCACCATCTAAAGCTAAAGTTCCAGGCGGTGCTGCTACTGCTGGTGATCCAATGCCAAAAACTAAAGCTGGTATGATCAATGCAATGTACGGTAAGATGAATGCTATGAAGAAGCAAGACCTCATGGCAGCTTACGGTAAAATGATGGAAGATACTGATTTTGACGCTGTAGATGTAGAAGATGCTACACCTGCTATTCATGAAAAAGCAGAAGCTGTGACTATTGATGTTACTGCTGACATGAATGCATTAGCAGATTCTGAAGCAACTCTTTCTGAAACATTCAAAGACAAAGCTGCTGTGATTATGGAAGCTGCTGTAAAGTCTAAGGTTTCTGAAGAAGTGTCAAGAATTGAATCTGAACTTCAAGAAGAATTTGACGAAGAACTGAAGACCACCCGTGAGGAAATGGTCGAGCAGATTGATGGTTACCTCAACTATGTTGTCGAAAAATTCATGGAAGAAAACAAGTTGGCAATCGAGAACGGTCTCCGTGCTGAGATTGCTGAAGACTTCATGAAGGGTCTTAAGAGTCTCTTCACCGAAGCTTATGTTGATGTTCCAGAATCTAAAGTTGACTTGGTTGATGATCTTTCTGAGCAAGTTCGTGAACTTGAAGAAAAACTCAACGAAACCACAGAATCCTCTATCCATATGTCTGGTGAACTGGAAGAACTCAAGCGTGATGCAATCATTCGTGAGCATTCCCGTGATCTTGCTGAGACACAGGTAGAGAAGTTGAAAACCCTAGCCGAAGATATTGATTTTGAAGATGCTGAAACTTTCGCTTCGAAAGTAGCTACCATCAAAGAATCTTACTTCACCAAAAAGAAAGTAACTGTAGCTGTAGAGCAAGTTGATGAGTCTGCTGAAGAGCAGGAAATCTCTGGCGCAATGGCTGCTTATGTTACTGCACTTAAGCAATCTCACAAACCACAATAATAAAATAAAGGTGTATTAAAAAAATGCAAGCTCCTCTCTCTTACGATAGACTCGTAAATAAGTGGGCACCAGTTCTTAACGAAGAAACCGCTGGTCCTATTTCCGATCATTACCGCAAGCAAGTAACTGCGGCAATTCTTGAAAACCAAGAAGTAGCTATGCGTGAAGAAGCAAATCAAGCTTCCTTTGGCGCAATTAACGAGGCTGGTACTGTTACTGGTGACGCTGCTCAATTTAACCCTGTACTGATTTCGCTTGTTCGTCGTTCCATGCCTAACCTGATGGCTTACGATGTATGTGGTGTACAGCCAATGACTGGTCCTACTGGCCTCATCTTTGCGATGAAGTCTAAGTACAAGACTACTCGTGGCGGTGCTACTTCTGGCGATGAAGCTCTGAAGGATGAAGCACTTACTGGCTTCTCTGGCGACTCTGGTAGCCAAAATGCTGGTCCTGCTGGTCTTGATGCAGCTAACTTTGACTCTGACTCTTCTGCTGATGACGCCCGTGTAACTGCTCTTGCTAAAGGTGGTATGACTGCCGCAGTTGGTGAAGCACTTGGCGACGCTTCTACTAATGCAATCTCTGAGATGGGTTTCACGATTGAGAAGCAGACAGTAACTGCTACGACTCGTGCGCTCAAAGCTGAGTACACAATGGAACTGGCTCAAGACCTGAAAGCTATTCATGGTCTCGACGCTGAAACTGAGCTGGCTAACATTCTGTCCGCTGAAATTCTGGCAGAAATTAACCGTGAAGTTATTCGTACCATTAACTCCCAAGCTAAGTCTGGTGGCGCTCTTACCGCTGCTGGTTCTCCTTCTGCTGACTTTGACCTGAACACTGATGCTGATGGTCGCTGGTCTGTAGAGAAGTTCAAAGGCTTGATCTTCCAGATTGAGAAAGATGCTAACACGATTGCTAAAGAGACTCGCCGTGGTCGTGGTAACTTCCTCATCTGTTCGTCTGATGTAGCATCTGCTCTTGCTGCTGCTGGTATGCTTGACTACTCTCCTGCTATCTCTGCAAACTTGCAGGTAGACGACACAGGCAACACGTTTGCTGGTGTTCTGAACGGCAAGATGAAAGTATACATTGATCCATATGCAACTACAGACTATGCTACTGTTGGTTACAAAGGTTCTAACGCATACGACGCTGGTGTATTCTACTGTCCATACGTGCCACTTACCATGGTTCGTGCGGTTGGCGAGAATGACTTCCAGCCAAAGATCGGCTTTAAGACACGTTACGGCATGGCTTCCAACCCATTCGTTGGTTCCACACCTTCTAACGGTCTGGCTGCTGTTAAGACTAACCAATACTACAGAATCTTTAGAGTTGCTAACATCCTTAGCTAAGTCTAATTAAAACAATAATAATTGTAGTATAAATACTAGGGTAGATCGAAAGGTCTACCCTTTCTTTTTGGAGTAAATAAATGGCTACACTGACAAAAAATCAGAACTACCTACAGCCAACTGGATTTAAAGTCGTTATTGACAGAGAGAATTATCCTAACTTGGAATTCTTTGCACAATCAGTCAATCACCCAGACACAAATCTTGGTGCGCCAGCTATGCCATTTAAAGGAATTGATAACATAGCATTACCTGGTGATACGATTTCATATTCTGAGCTTTCTATCTCTTTTATTCTTGATGAAGATATCAAGTCATATACAGAAATCTATGCATGGCTTGAGAGATTAGTCAATGAAGAACATGTTAATGAAGGCCCAAGATCGAGTAGAAGTGCTTCAAGACCGCCTAGTCAAGCAGACATTTCTGTTTCTATTTTAACTAGTCATAGTAATCAGACAAAGAGAGTACTCTATAAGGGCTGTACACCAACTTCTCTGAGTGGACTAGAACTTACTTCTATTGCATCTAGTGTTGAATACTTGACTTTTAATGTTAGCTTTGCATTTACAGGCTTTGAATTTAAAGGCTAATATGCTATAATAAATGCAGTATAACCCTGCAAGGATATGATAATGAAACTTGATTTGAATAGCATTCTAAAGATGTGGCAAGACGACTGTGAGATTAGCGAATTTAATTTAGATGAAGCATCTAGACAGACGCCCTCTCTCCATGCCAAATATCTTGAACTACGATCACTCACAAAAGTTAAACTTGTAGCAACAGAGAATGAACAAAAAATTCTTCTGAAAGCAAAGTGGCTTTATTACAACGGCAAAATGACTGAGCAAGATATCAAAGAAAAAGGTTGGGAGTTTGATCCTTTCAAAGGGATAAAAGTCCTAAAAGGTGAGATGAATTATTATTATGATGCAGACACAGATATTCAGAAGTCTGAAGAACGAATTCAGTATTTTAAGACTGTGCTAGATACATTAGATGAAATTATTAATAACTTAAAATGGCGTCATTCTACAATTAAGAATATGATTGATTGGAGACGTTTTGAAGCCGGAGGCTAATATGGCTATGTTTGTTGATGAGGAGTTTACTTCTCATGCTGGTCTAAAATTAGGATGGAAGATTGAGATGGACGCTCTATATGTGAGTGACTGGCGCTGTCTTGCAAAAATGATTTTAGAGCATGAAAAAAGACCTTTTCGTAAAGCAGTTGGTATTCCTCGAGGCGGTAAACGTCTTGGTGATATCCTCAATGAATCTGCTACAGGTAATTCTGATGATCCTGTTCTTATTGTAGATGATGTATATACTACAGGCACTAGCTTTAGAGATTTTATTGAAGAACATTATCCAGATGATAATATTATCTGTTGGACAGTCTTTGCTCGTAATAAAATTGATAAGAGACATATCAATGCATTGTTTCAAATGCCCTCTAAGACTGCATAATGCCAGACTTAGTAGTTAAGCAAAAAAACTATTCTGCACTACAACTTCAATGTGAACCTCATGTAGCCAGTGAGTTGAATGATTATTTTTCATTCGAAACTCCTGGCTACAAATACATGCCTGCTTATAAGAGTGGTAAGTGGGATGGTAAAACACGTCTGTTTAATGTTCGTAACAACGAACTACCTGTTGGTCTATGGGAATACTTACAAGATTTTGTTGGGCCTAGAAACTACAAGCTAGACATTGACACAGATGATGTTTATGGAAATCCAGGACAAGCAGAAGATGTGGACCCTAAAGAAGTCTATGAGTTTATTGGTAAGCTAAGACTACCGTTTGAAGTTAGACGGTATCAATTTGATGCTGTAATTCAAGCACTACACAGCAAGAGAGCTATTCTACTTTCTCCTACAGGTTCTGGCAAGTCTCTAATTATCTATATTTTGATGATGTGGTATCTTGAGCATTATGATAATAGAATTCTGATTGTCGTGCCAACAACTGGTCTTGTGCAACAGATGTTCTCTGACTTTGAGCAGTATGGACTAGAAGCATCAGAAGTTTGTCACAGAATCTATTCTGGTATGCCTAAAAATAATATTTCACAGAGAGTATTCATTTCAACATGGCAATCAATCTATAAACTTCCTGGCACATGGTTTGAACAATTTGGCTGCATCTTTGGCGATGAAGTACACACATTCAAAGCAAAATCTCTTACAGGATTGATGAATAAATCAAGAGAAGCGGAGTATAGAATAGGCACTACAGGTACGTTAGACGGCACACAGTGTCACAAGCTTGTGCTAGAAGGACTATTTGGTAGAGTGTATAAAGTAACTACTACTCGAAATCTTATGGATCAAGACACACTTGCAGAGCTAAAAATTAACATACTGAGACTGCGATATCCAAGAGAGGTGTGTAAGGACATTATAAATAGTAAAGATTACCACTATGAAATGGACTATATTGTAGGCAATGTTAAACGCAATCGTCTAATTAAAAACTTGGCAGTGCAGCAGGACGGTAACACTCTAGTACTATTTCAGTATGTTGATAAGCATGGTAAAATACTTTTTGATTTGATCAAAAATAAAGTAGATGAGAATAGAAAAGTATTTTACGTCTCTGGTGAAGTTGATGGTGAAGCCAGAGAAGAGATTAGAAAGATCGTTGAAAAAGAGAAGAATGCTATTATCGTTGCCTCTCTAGGCACTTTTTCAACAGGTGTTAACATTAAAAATCTACATAATATTATCTTTGCTTCGCCATCAAAGTCGCAAGTAAAGGTCTTACAAAGTATTGGTAGAGGATTAAGAAAATCGGAGAACGGCAAGCATACTACATTATATGATATAGCTGATGACATGCATGTAGACAAAAAGAAAAACTATACTCTTTTACATGCACTTGAACGAATGAAAATTTATAAAAGAGAAAAATTCGATTACAAAATTCATGAGGTAGAGCTATGAATAATGAAGAAATTAAAGTTATTAAGTTTGTGAGTGGAGAAGAAATTGTCGCAAGAATCAAAGATGGTAATCCTGAGACTGTCATAGGACTAAGTAATCCATATGTTGTGCAGTTGAGTGAAGAGGGTGTAGCTTTGTTTCCTTGGATTCTATCAGCCGACTATACTGAAATTGTAAATGTATCAACACTCGCTATAGTATCTATTGCTAATCCAAAAGAAAAGATCATTGAAGGATATAATACAGTAGTTAAGACCGACATAGTGGAAGAGACTGCATTAGATTTTGAAGATGAACTATATGAGTCAATGAATATCACAGTTCACTAAGAGATATATTCTACCCCTGTAAAGAAGAACTTTATTATATACGAAGAATTAAGTATTGTCAACTAAAAAAAATCTATTGACTTTTATGCTTCTTTTTTGTATAATATGTGAAACTTTATAAAATTTAAAGGCATTATTATGAGTCGTAAATCAAAAGATTATATTAACAATAAAATGTTTTCAGAAGCTGTCTTTGAATATGTAAAGCAGTGTAATGAGTGTAAAGAAAATAATACAGAAATTCCTATGGTTACTGACTATATTGCTTTAGGTTTCAAACAAATTTCTGAAGGTCTTGCTCGCAAGCCAAATTTTATTGGGTATTCATATCGTGAAGAGATGATCATGGATGCTATTGAGAATTGTTTGAAAGCGATTAAGAACTATAATATTGAAGCTGCTACACGATCTGGTAATCCTAATGCGTTTGCATATTTTACGCAGATAAGTTATTATGCTTTCTTGCGTAGAATTGCAAAAGAGAAAAAGCAGCAAGACATCAAAGAAAAGTTTGTAGACGTTTCCAATTCAAACGATTTGTATACTAGCCATGAGTATGGTGATGAAAAGCTGCTACATATTACACAAGCTGCTGTTGAGAACATGAGACGAAAGTTATCTGAAAATGAAGAGTTGACAGATGACGAATGGATTGATACAGAGACAGACTTACCAAAACGTCGGATCAAAAAGACTAATGATTCAGATTTAATGGAGTTTATATGAAAAGATATTCCCTTAAAGAATTTATTAAGATAGTTGAAAAGGCAGACATTATCTATGGCGAAGTGTCTTTGAATGCTGCAACTAAAATTCCAGCGAGAGTAAAGAAGAAGTCTATCTTAGAAAATCTCAATTCAATTACAGATGAGACACTTTACATGTCTCAGATTGGTTACTATGGTGATCTAAGAAAAGATGAAAAAGGTCGCAAG